CGAAACCCTGGCCAACATGAACCTGTTCGTGGACGGCATCAGCTTTCAGGGTGATGTTCCCAGCCTGACCCTGCCCAAGCTCACTCTCAAGATGGAGGAGCACCGCCCCGGCGGCATGGATATGCCGATTGAGATGGACCAGGGCATGGAGAAGCAGGAAGCCAGCTTCACCACCACCGGCGTGCGCCGCGAGTCGCTGAAGTTCTTTGGCCTGGCCGACGGTACCGCCTTCAACGGCGTGTTCCGGGGCGCCTTCAAGGGCCTCAAGGGCCGAATCACACCGGTGATCGTCACCCTGCGCGGCAGCCTCAAAGAGGTCGACATGGGCGACTGGAAGGCCGGCGACAAGGCCGAGATCAAGCACGCCGTCAGCCTGACCTACTACAAGCTGGAGGTCGACAGCCGCACGGTCTACGAGATCGATGCGCTGGGCATGCGCCGCGTGATCGATGGCGTCGACCAGCTGGCCGAGCAGCGCACCGCGCTCGGCCTGTAATCCCCTTCCACTCAATTCAAGGAAAAGACCTCATGGCTACCGTACAGAAAACCCCGGCCTGGCTGGCCGTGTCGCCCGACCGCGTTACCGTAACGCTGAGCAACCCTGTAGAAATGAACGGCATCAAGGTCGACACCGTCAGCCTGCGCTCGCCTACCGTCCGCGATATCCGCGCGGCGCAGAAGGTCAGCGGCGATGACGACGAGCAGCGCGAGCTGAACCTGTTCGCCTCGCTGGCCGAGGTCGGCACCAAGGACCTGGAGGGCATGGCTCTCAAGGACTACAACCGCTTGCAGACTGGCTATTTTCGCCTGGTGCAAGACGACGACGTTTGATGCCGCCACGCAAAAGCGGCTGGCCAAGCGGCTGGCCGCTGAGCTGAATTTCTCGGCCGCTGAGATATCAGGCATGTCCTTTGCGGACATGCTGTGGTGGCTCTCGGACTGAGCAGGGGATAACCGATGGCAAAGATGCAGTTAGCCCTGGTGATCGGGGGCGCCGTCGCATCGTCGGTCGGCGCCGCGTTCAAGAACGTTGAAGGGCGCATTTCCAAGCTCGAACAGAAGGGCAACAAGGCCAAGGTGCTCAAAAGCACCATTGGCGAAACCATGAAGCTGCAGGCCGAGTGGAAGCGGGCACACGACACCGGCGCAGCCGGCGCCGACAAGCTGCTGCGCAAGCTCAATGGCAACCTTGATTCGCTGCGCAAGCAGGGCGTCGAGGTAGGCCGCCTGAGCCGCGAGTATCAGCGCTTGAACCGCGAGGCGAGGGGCGCCGACCTGCAGCTCAAGGGTCACCAGCAGATTGACACCGGCCGCTCGGGGCTCAAGACCAACGCGGCCGCCGCCGCTGTGGGCGTTGGCCTGGCGGCCATCCCCACCAAGATTAGCGCCGACTATCAGGCGATCATCCGCGACATTGCGATCAAGGCTGACGCCGTCAACAAGCCGGAAGAGGTGCAGCTCAGCCGCACCGTGATTCAGACGGCCAAAGACACCGGCATGGGCCGCAATGATGTGGCCGATCTGATCAACCAGCTGGTCGGCGCCGGCATGGAGCTGGACAAGGCCATGGCCTATGCGCCGACGGCGGCCAAGTTCGCAGTCGGCCAAGGCGCCTCGGGCGTCGACACGGCCAGCATGATCATGGCGCTGCAGCAAAACGCCAAGATCAGCGACCCCAAGGTCATGGAGCAGGCCCTGGAGGCCATCGCCTACCAAGGCCAGGCGGGCAGCTTCGAGGCCAGCGACATGGCCAAGTGGTTCCCGCAGCTGCTGGCCGGCATGGAGAAAAACGGCAGTACCGGCCTGGATGCGGTGACCTCGCTGGGCGCCATGCTGCAGGTGCAGATGAAGACCGCCGGCAGTTCTGACGAAGCGGCGAACAACTTCAAGAACTGGATGGAGAAAATTGGTTCGGGCGAGGTGGTCAAGGCTTACAGCGATGTGGGCATTGACTATCAGGACTCGCTGAACACTGGCCTGCAGAAGGGCATGAGCGTTATTGAATCTTCCATGGCGCTGGCCATGAAGTACGTCGAGGCGACCGACCCGGCCAAGGCGAAGAAGATCAAAGAAGCCCAAGCCAACATCGACAAGGAAGTCGACCCGGAGAAAGCCAAGGCGGCGCTAGAAGCCCTGGAGAAAACCCTACGCACCGGTGACCTGTTTGCCGACATGCAGGTCAAGGCGGCGCTGACCGCCTACGCGCAAAATCGGGGGCTGTATGCCGAGCTTAAGGCCGACTCGCAGAAGGCCAGCGGCATCTTGGACAAAAACCTGGCCGAGCGCCGCGAGACCTCTAAACAGGCCTGGACTGAAACGGTCCAGGCGGTTGACGACGCGATGCGCAGCATTGGCGATGCCATCCGCCCGGCGACCGACATGGCGGCGCGGGGGCTGACAGCGGTCGCCCAGGGCATCACTACGCTCTCGGACAAGTTCCCCAGCGCAATCATGGGGCTGTCGGGCCTGGCGGCGGGTATTAGCGCCCTGCTGGCCGTGCGCAGCAGCGCCAGGGTGGCGCGTGGTGCGTTCAACGTTGCGCGCGGCCGTGCCTGGAGCGCTGGGCGCGGCGGCAAGGCCGAGGATGCTCCGGGCGAGGGGACAACCCCCAAGACCCGTAGCCGCGTGCTTGGCGCCGGCGTGGGGGCACTGGGCAAGGTGTTTGGCGTCGAGGCCAGCAACGACCCGGCCCCAGGCGTCACCAGCGAGCCGCAGCGCGTGTTTGTGGTCAATGCCGATGCCATCGGCCGGATGGGAGGCGCAACGGCTAATTCGGCCCCCGCAGAGCCTGGTAGCCGCCGTGCGCGCCGTCGTCGCCGGCGTCGTGCGGGAACCATGGCCGATGCGCGCCGCGTGCCGGTGGCGCCGAGCGCTGCACCGGTGGCGGGCGTTGCCGCGTTCGCCGGTGCCGGTAGCGCCGGCGGTGCCAACAACCTCGGGCGCATGGTGCGCAACGTGCGCGGCGTTACCAAGGTGGCCGGCAAGCTGCCGGGCGGTCAGCTGCTCGATGCGGTGCCGGGCGTGCTCGATGTGGCGCTGAACGCGCAAACCCAGGACGAAAAGGCCGAGGGTTACGGTGGCGTGGCCGGCGGCATGGCCGGTGCGATGGCCGGCGCGATGGCAGGCGCGGCGATTGGCTCGGTTGTGCCTGTCCTCGGTACGGCCGTGGGCGGCGCCATTGGCGCGGCACTGGGCGGACTGGGCGGCGAATCCGTTGGGGGCTGGCTGGGCAAGAAACTGTTCGGTGAAGACAAGCCCGAGCAGGTGGCGGCGGAGCTGCCGGCGGTCGGTGCTGCTGTCGCCCAGGTGCCGCAGCCGTCTGAACCCATGGCCAAGCCATCGCCGGCCCTGGGTGATGCGGTGCGTGCCAAGCCGGCGCCGGCGGTAGAAGCCCCCGCGCCGGTCGGCCAGCCGGCCGCTGAACCGGGCGCGGTGGTGCGTGCCCTGGTCAATGAATCGCCGGCACCTGCAGCCGTGGCGCCGGCAGTGGCCAAGGCGGCGGAGAAGGCCAAGCCCGAGCCGGCGAAGGTCGACCAGTCGTTCACCTTTGCCCCGGTCATGCCCATTACCGTGCACGGCGAAGTCAAAGACCCTAACCAGATCGTGCGGGAGGCCGAACAGGCCTTGCGGGTGATGTTTGAAGGGTTCCAGCGCGAGGTGGCAGCACGCCAGGCCTCGGTTAGCTTGTTTGATGCGGCGGATGTCGCGTAAGGAGGTGCCATGGCCTACATGGAACTGATGGGGTCTGCGCTGTCGTCGCTGGTGTCGGCCGGGGTGGCTGGCCGTACCAGCCTGCAGGGCATGCTGGGGCCGCTGAGCGGCGCGGTAAGCGACATGACAGGGGCGGCCTCTGAGTTGGATAGCCTGCCGGTGAACGGGCCGGGGGTGGGTGAGAAGCTGCAACGCACCATGCGCCAGATCAACGCGGCGCAGTCCACCGTGGGGCAGGTGGCGTCGAAGTACAGCCAGGCTGTTTCGGCGGCCTCGCAGGTGCAGGAACGCCTGGGGGCTTTTAAGGGGCAGGCCAGCAGGGCCGGTGCGGCGGTAAACCGCATTTCCGGCTCCCTGGCACCAAGCCTGGGGAACATTTTCCCGACCAGTGTGTTTGCCAGCGACATGACGCCGGCGGCCGCTGCCGGGGCGCCGTTCCCGCATCTGCTGATCCTGCAGCCCCAGGACCCGAAACTAAAGCCCTACTACTTCAACCTGGACACGGCCGCGTTTGACGAGCTGGTGCGCAAGACCGCGTTTCGCTGGGCCGGGCAGGAGCGCCTGACGCGCGAGATTGCGCAGCAGGCAGTGGGGCAGGGCGAGGACAAGCTGACGATCAAGGGCGCGATCTTCCCATTGTTCCGGGGCGGTATCGGCCAGTTGAACGAGCTGCGCAGCATCGGTCGGCGCCTGCAACCGTTGTCCCTGACCACGGGCTACGGCGAAGTACTGGGCACCTGGTGCTTACTGAGCGTGGACGAGGAACAGGGGGCGCTGCTCGCCGGCGGCGTTCCGCGCAAACAGGGCTTTAGCTTGGAGTTTGTCGCTTATGGCAATGACATGCAGAACGTCTGACGGCGACCTGCTCGACAGCCTATGTCACGCCTACTACGGCACCCTGGTGGGCACCGTCGAGGCCGTGCTGAAAGCCAATCAAGGGCTTGCCGAGGAACCGCAGCCGTACCGCGCCGGCGTGCTGATCCATCTGCCAGACCTGGCAGCCGCCGAAAACGAGCAGGTCACCCTGTGGGACTGATCCCGCGTTACGCGTAACGAACCCCGCCCCGTGCGGGGTTTTTCTTTTCTGGAGCCATCATGAAACCCGCGTTTCAAATCATCGCAGACGGCAAGGACATTACCGCGCTGATCAACGACCGTTTGCTGCTGCTGCGCACCTCGGACAAGCCCGGCATGGAGTCGGACGAGTTCGAGCTGCGCATTGACGACCGCGACCAGGCCGTCACGCTGCCGTCGCGCGGCGCCAAGATCGAGGTCTATTTAGGTCACAGCGCGCAGGCCCTAGCGCGTCTCGGCAGTTACGTCGTGGACGAGGTTGAGGTGACCGGCCCGCCGGACACTATCACCCTGCGCGGCAAGGCCAGCGACATGCGTGGCAGCGGCAAGACCACCCGCAGCGGCAGCTGGGAGGATACGGCGCTCGCCAAGATCGTCAGCGATGTGGCCGCCCGCAATGGCTGGGAGCCTGGCTGCACGGTCCAGACCAAGGTCCCCCGCGTCGACCAGCGCAACGAATCTGATTTCAATTTCATCACCCGCCTGGCCAAGCAATACGACTGCACCGCCAAGGTGGCCAGCGGCAAGCTGCTGGTGCTGCCGCGCCAGGGCGGGCAGAGCGCGAGCGGCAAGGCCATTGGTACCGTCACCATCAGCCGCGCCGATGTGAGCCGCTATTCGTTCCGGCTGGGCGACCGCAGCACGCAGAAGGCGGTGAAGACCCAGCACCAGGACAAGGCCACCGGCAAATTGAACGTCGTGGAGCTGGGCAACGACGATGCCCCCGCCGGCCTGCCCGGCGTGCACACCGACCGCCATATCTACCCCAACAAGAGCTCCGCCGAGCAGGCCGCCAAAGCGCGGCTGGCCGCGTTCAACCGCAGCACCGCCGCCGTCCGCCTGGAAATGGTCGGGCGAACCGACCTGTTTGCCGAACGGACCATCAGCGCCCAGGGCTTCAAGAACGGGCTTGATGGCGAGTACCTGGTGGACAGCGTCGAGCAGGTGTTTACCGCCTCGGGCTGGACCACCACCGTCGAGTGCAACGGCGGCAAGAAGGGCAAGGCCACCGCCAAAGGCAAGAAGAAAAAAGAAACCAAAACGCTCAAGACCGTGGACGTAGGCCCCGCGTGAGCAAACACACCTAGGAGTAAGTAGGCATGAGCATTACCCCGCAGCAGCTGTTGCAGATTCTCCCGAACGCCGGCCACAAAGCCGGCGTTTTTGCACCCGTCCTCAATGCTGCCATGGGCGCGCGCGGCATTGTCACGCCGGCGCGGCAGGCGGCGTTTATCGCGCAGATCGGCCATGAGTCCGGCCAGCTCCGCTATGTGCGCGAGCTGGGCAATGACAAGTACCTGGCCAAGTACGACACCGGCACGCTGGCAGCGCGGCTGGGTAACACGCCGGCGGCCGATGGTGATGGCCAGAAGTATCGCGGTCGGGGCCTGATTCAGATTACCGGCCGCGACAATTACCAGGACTGTGGCGAGGCGCTGGGTCTCGACCTGGTCAACCAGCCTGAGCTGCTGGAACTGCCGCAGCACGCGGCTGCGTCGGCGGCCTGGTATTGGCAATCGCGTGGGCTCAATACGCTGGCGGATCGCGGCGACTTCGTCGGCATCACCCGCAAGATCAATGGCGGCGTCAACGGCATTTCCGACCGCATGGCGCTGTGGGAGAAGGCCCGCAAGGTGTTGGGCGCATGAGCGGCTTAAATCCACGCCTGGTGCTGCTGATACTGGTGCTGGGCCTAGCGTCCCACTGGGGCGTGTACCAGCACGGGAGGGCGGTGGAGCGCGCCGAAGCCGCCCGCGCATCAGCAGAACGTGACAGCAGCGACCGTCTGGCCGAGGTGATTGGCGAGCGGGATGCCCGCCAGGAAGAACAACGACGCGCCACAGCGCAGGAGGAGGCGAGAGCCCATGCCCAGGAAGAACGAACGATTGCTGATGCTGGCGTTACTGGCGCCGATGCTGCTGGCCAGCGGCTGCGCGACCAAGGTGCCAAGCTTGCCGCCGCCGTCAGTTGCTCCGGCGCGGATACCGCCGCTATCGCCCGAGGCCAGGCAGCCACCCGCGCCGCCATGGTGCTCTCCGAACTGCGCGACCGGGCTGATGCACGAGCGGGAGAGCTGGCAAAAGCTTATGACCGAGCCCGAATAGCGGGGCAGCTCTGTGAATCGTCCTATAATGCTCTGGTCCCATAATTGGATCAGGCAATGAAAAGAACGTTCGAAGGCATAGCTCTCGCCGGTGAACCCCTGCTTCGTCAAGCCCTTGAGGCTATACGTGTACATCGAGCAGCCGAGGAGAGT